TAGCTGTTGAGCTAATACCTGTATTACAGATATGTAGCAGCTTGACCTGGGACGAACGATTGTCCAAGACCTGTACAAATCACGAGGTGATAGTACAATGAAGCACCAAAAATGTGATCAACAACACCGTAACGGGTGAGTAGACCAACTCTTGGAGCAAAGTCGTTTGGACCAATTGTGCGTTGAACCATAACAGGAATGTATGGGCAGTAAACGATACCAGAATCATAATACTCAGCACCCTTGTAACCAAGAAGTGCGTAGTCGACAGGCTTCGTACGTTGAGCGTTGTACATACCATTTGGATAGTCTTTATTAGAGGCATATCCCTTGTTGTTCAACTGGGCTTCTGTACGAGTGTCACGATAGATTTGGAAACGTCCGCCTACAGATCCGACTTTAGCAATACCAACAGGCTGGGTGTTTACGTTACCATTGACTGGCATCCATGTGAAGTTCGGAAGAGTCTCGAGAATTGCGCAAATACGAGGTGTAGCAATAATGAAATTAGCAGCACCACGGCGATTGCGGATAGCAACGCGATTAGCTTCGACAACCAAACGATTGTAGAAGTCGCGAGCACGTTCTCCAGACCAACGACCATCAGCAGAGATAGCAGACCAAGTGGAATAACCAACACCAGCGCCAGCATTGAGACAGACTTGAATCATACGCGCGATCATCTCGCGGTCGATTTCAGCCTGGATCTCATAAGACATAGCATTGGTAAGCTCAGTATCGATATCGATACCATTCATGTTTTTAAGATCTTGCTCGAGTTCAACAGACCACTTAGCTGCGAGCCTTCTTGTGAGGGCTTCAACTGCGGTCTTCTCGAACGAAACTGTAATCTGAGGAATCTTTGTGCTCATCTCAAATTGGCTCATGAAAGCGCCTACACCTTGATCTTCTTCAATTGTATCCCAAACGCCTGGCAGACCGCTGAGAGCGTCTGCTTTAGCACCTGTGAAGGAATTGTTAAGGTAGTTGTAACCGATTTCTTTGCCGTTTGAATGAGCTGTGTGAGCTCCTGTTCCACCAGCTGCGCAAGCTACGCCATCGCCGCAATTTGAACCGCCATCTCCAAGAGCATCGGAATCATATTTGTAGCGCATAGCAAAAGCAAGACCAACTGGACCAGTCATTGGCTGTACACCAACGATCTCATTTGTGATGAGTTCGGGGAATGTACGGCGAATCATTGGGATTAGAACTTTAGGTAAGCGTGCGTCACCAGTAGCATAGTTGTCTCCGGATTGCACAGAAGCCGTAGGCTGATGTGCTCCGAAAACACCACCGCTGCTAGCTAAATTAGCTTCGCGTAAGCACCACTTCTCTTGGTTTTCCATGAGAATAGCAGTATTCAAGCGTGTTGTTTCGTTAGAGATTTCTGCAACCTTGTCAGATTTAAAGTCGAGCACTGGTGCCCACTTTTCGACAAGTGTTTGAGCATAATCTTTGTTAATGTGCATTAGGTTAGCCATAGTTTTTTTTTGTCTCCTTTGTTTATTGTGAGTTGAAGGGTTATTTAGTGAAACGATTTCCACTAATTTTCTTCATCTCGTTCAGATAGCCGCTGACGCCTTCACCTGAAGGACTGCTGCGCTCAATCTCATTGTTAAATTGTTTTTGTTCCTCGATGATCTCAGGACGATCAACTTGAGGGGTTTTGATAAATTGGTTTTTAACTGATTCCTTTACTTCGTCTACTTCTGCTTGAGATTCTCTTTCAAACATCTCGACTACGTATCCAAAATTTTCATTGATGTAGTCTGGGGATTTATTTGCTAATAATTTGTTAACAAATTGTTTTTTAGCAGAAGGCATATCGCTGGTTTTTTGTTCTAAAACGATAAAAGACTCAGCTTTAGTAGTTCTGTTCATTAAGTCAACGTTTTCTTTAAGTGATTCATTTAATTCGTTTCTTAAGGAATCAATTGTTTTCTTGCCGTCAATTAAAGCTTCTTTTACTTCAGAATCTAAAAATTCTTCAGTTAGACCGACAATTTGTCTAATTTGATCAAGTTGTTTTGCAGCTTTGATGTTCTTGACTGCTTCAGCAATTTGCTCTTTAGGAAGGTTCTTGTCGATATACAAGTCTAAGTAGTTGGATACTTCTTCGACGATTTTTTCTTGGAAATTTTTTGCTTCTTGGTTGAGGTGATTTTCGTATTTTTCTTTGACTTGTTGCAACATGGAGCAATGTTTGTCGTCAATTCCTTTGACGAGCTTTTGAAGCTTTGCAGAATGGTCCATGTCAATTGCTTCAACCAATTTTTTAAGTTTGTTAGTATGGTCTTCATCGACCTGTTCGATTTTTTCATTAAATTTTTGTTCGAAATTTTCATTTAACTTTTGGGTAGCGTTTTCTACTTCTAGTTGAATTTTTTCTTGAGATTTTTCTTCAACTGCCTGATTAAACGCTTCCTCAATCACGTTGAGAGTTTCGTCCGTGATCAGATCCTTGAATTGTTCGCTGAGAATGTTCTTGATCATAGTATAATTTTATTTATCTAATTTAGTTGAATTTTTTGAATTAAGGGCAACGTTTACTCGCTGCTTAAGCTTGTCTTCAATTATTTGCTGGAGAGATTGATTAGCTTGACTGTAATTTTTATCTGCAATATTTGAGACAAAAGTTTTAATGTTTGATTTAGTTCCTTGCATAGTGTTATTTACCTTTCTTCAAGATATTAATAAAGGTCATTAGTTGCTCTTTGAGAAAAATTTCAGTTTCTTTTTTGGGGAGATGAGAAACCGCTGCTTGTAAATCATTAAATGCTCTTGCTGATACCTCTGAAATTCTTCCGTCGTTACCAATCATCCATTCTCTGGATTCCAAGATAGATTCCAACATAGCATTTTGTACTGAAGGTTGGTGAACAACGTCGAGGCATATTAGATGAAAATTTGAGACAAGTTTTCCGCTAGTTGATTCAGCTAAGTTTCCTAATCCTCTAGTAGAAATTCCCATTTGTATTTTGTCTTTTACTAAAGACTTAAGAAGCTGACCCATTGGGGTGTCAAGTATTAAAGATTTGCCCATGAAGTAGTTTCCGTTTTGTTTTAATTCGGTTACTAAATGACAAGCATTAACAGGATTTACTTCTGTCGATTGTGGGTGATTCATTTCTCCAATAGCTCTTCTGGTCTTGATCATATCATTTGTGTAACGACCAACTTCGTTAACCATTTCAGATAATTGATATACACGACCGTTCTGATTTTGTTTATCAGCCATCATGTATGGTCCTGTGATGTAATACTTTTGTGGTTCCTGCCTGTTAGTTTCCTCAACAAGGAATTCTAAAGACTCATGCAGCTCGGTAGTAATGAATTTTAAACCCATGGTTTAGTATTTATTTATCTGTATTAATAAATTTTTCTCCACATATTACAAATAATTAAAATTAAATATAATTTAGTACATGATCAGCCGTTGCCCACCGCCAACTCCAACTCCTACTCCTACTCTACCACCAGTAGTAGTGGTTTCTGATTGGTGTCCATTAAAACTAACTCCTATTAACGTAATCAACCAAACGAAAATAGGAAACAACGGCAATAATTTTCCGCTAAAGGCATTTTGCAAAATTGCTCAACAACAACAATGTTATTTAGCGTACGAGAGAGGAAACGATCCAGGGACCGATTCTCCTATTACAAAAGAAGATACTGGTTTAATACTAGCTCCTTGTCTTGATGGAGTAACTACTGAATTTTGTTGGTTGGCAATAGAAGAAGATGGAGAAACTCCTTTTGAAAAAGAAGAAAATTTTGATTTCTTTTCAGTGCAGTGTATAAAAAAATAAACTAACTTATAAATATTACCATGGCCGCTTCTCCAACAAGAATTTCAGAATTAACACAAGTAACTCCTTTAGGGACCGATCAAATTCCTATAGCGAGAGGGTTTGGAGCTGGGGGACAGACATTGAAAATAACTGTCGATAGTTTAAACAAAAAAAATACTACAGATATCGATGAACTTTCAGGCAGAACAATTTCTGTAGTAGATTCTCCGACGATCGATTTAACTTATAATAGCACAACTCGCGAGCTATCTGCTGATCTACAAATGTTTTTAGATTTGCGTAGCAGAACAATTTTACTACCAACTTTTATAGAAACTCCTCCAGGAGCCATTATGCCTTTTGCTGGTAAAGCTGCTCCTGATGGCTGGGTGATTTGTAACGGAGACATTGTTCCAAACGGAGTTGGACCAGTTCAAGGCAGGAATTACAATTTCTCTAGATTGTGGTCGGTGCTGGGAACAACTTATGGAACAACTCCAGGAACACTGCCAGACCTCAGAGGCTACTTCGTTAGAGGTTATGGTGGTACAGTAGATCCAAATGTTGGTAACAATGTTGATGGTACATTTTCAGGTGCTTTTGGACAAAAAGTTGAAGATTCATTTCAGGGTCACAAACATGGAATATACGATCCACAACATAGACATCAAATTACAGATCCTGGCCATGGACATACAGGCTCAGCCGATTCAGCTGGCGCTCACAGACATGGCTTGGAAATGGCAAACGATGAGTCAGTAAGCGGGGTTAAAATTAAAGAAGGAGAAGGGTTTGTAGATGCGTTTGGTCAAACAGAGGAAGCGGGAGCTCATACGCATACAGTAACAATAGTTTCTAATACAATAGGAATAACTCAGACCGAACTTAGCGCTACAAACGTACTTGTGCAAAATCCTACAACAGACTCAGCTAATGCAGGCAGTGGAGCTGGTCCGTCTGCTTCAAGAGCTCCAAGCACAAGCTTTGAAACCAAGCCAAAGAATATAGCTTTGCTTTATTGTATTAAAGTATAACTAAATTCCCAACTGTTTTTCAGTTAAAATTACAAAATTCATATTTCGTTTTGCGCAATACTCTGCAGCACTTTTCCACTTAGCTTGATTTTTAACGTATTCTGCTTGCTGGTAGATTAAGGATTTTGTTTTTCTGTTTTTTTGCACAGGAGGCATTGTTTGGGCATGCGGTTTTACCTCAATTAGATATTTTTTAAGTTCTCCACTTTTGTCTTTCATTTTTGCATAAAAGTCTACAAAATATCTAGAGATTCTTCCTGTTAACGGATTAGCATACGGAATGATTGTTTCCTCGGAAGACCATTCAACTACATTTGGGTTGTGATCTAAAAACTTCATCATCTTGCATTCCCAAGACGATCTCCAACAAATTTGATTTTTATTCCCTTTATACTTTTCTGGATGGACTAAAGTATAAATTCCTTGACGATATTTAGAGTTTTTCTTCATTCAAAATAGAATGAAACAAGGCTTCGAATTTCAAGCCTTCTTCGTATGATTCACCGGTTTCTTGAGGAGCCTCTAAAGTTGTTTCTATTTTCGAATAAGCGTCTTGACCAGCCATTTCAATATCATCTGAAGTTAAATTCAGATGCTTCGCTTCAATAAATTGTTTTATTTCGTCCGATTGAGGATCTTCAAATTTAATCGATTTACTGTGTATGTCATTATTATCCTTAATTGTAGCATAGGAATAATCCACTTCCTCTAAAGTTCTTCCGAGAGCAAAGGTTAGCATTATGTCAATGCTATCTTTTTCTGATCTGTAATGATATGTGGCAATTGCTGTATTCCTTGAAGGAAAACGTAAGTTTTTAAACTCGAGATTTGAGCTAACATTCTGAGAAGATAGAGATTCTTTTACGTTTGCGTGTAAGGCAGCCATGTATTTTTTAATAGGACCTTTTGTGCAACCAACTTTTTTGTTAGTATCTTTTTTATAAATGCATTTTTCTTTAGAGTAGTATGGCATAATATTATTTAATTTTTTACCAATCTTTACAAGCAGCGGCTTGAGGACTACCAGCTTTAGCTGAGGAGCATTTGTGTCTTGCTCTAAATGCTTTTTTACGTTTAGTGTTTCCAGATTTTCCGGTTACTCTGACTCCTTTTTGTCCCCAATGGATTCTTTTATAAGACCCGTCTGGTTGTCTTGCACACTTAGTCCACTTCTTTCCTTTACGGTCAGATGAAGTTTTTTTGGTTGGACCGGTACATTTTGATTCTCCAATAAGAACTTGTTCTACTAAACTTCGAAAATTCATAAGTTTATTTAATAAAATTTAACCAATGAAAAATTGAGCAGGTGTATTATCTTGATAACTATTCATCAATTCCTGCTCGAGAGTTTCTTTTTCTTTTATACCTTCAGCTAACAGTCCTGAGTTTACTGATCCGCCACCAAACAAATTAGTACCTGTATATTTTTCCCGAACTCTAGCAATAGCAATTTTTACAAGAGCTAATGCGTATTTCTGGACCCATCTTTCTCGTATTACGTCTTTAATTGGACGTTCAATGTAACAACCAACTACTCCTAAAAATGTGTGATTGCTTTTTGGTTCAGGAATAATTCTTAAAGTTTGGGTTCTTGGATCAAATCTAAATTGAGGAGTCATTGCAAGGACTTTATTTCTCGTGTCTATAAAGCCTTTCAATACTTCCCATGTCACCAAATCAAATCCAAAATTACCAACCATATAACTGGAATAAATTTGTTGAGCCATTGCTTGTTCAAGAGTAAACAGCGTGTTAATTCCAGTATCTTCTCCTTTTGAGAATTCAAAACAATCCACGACTTTTCTCTGTGAAGCTAAATCGTAATCATATCCCGTAGATAAACCAGGCACTACGCTAGTTCTCATTTCATGAGTTTTGGTACACAGGTCATCCACCTTAATTCCAACTCCGGGAGTGTATAACTTAGAATCAAATACCAAATACTCTTCCGTATAACCAGCCCACTTCGTAAAATATTCAATTGCGTCCGTTATACAATCATAAACTTGCTCGTCCGAAACTTCTAAATTTATTAAAGGAGCTCCGAGCTGATGTTGTATTCTTATTGAAAGACCTTCATATGAAGTAACACTTGGATTAAATGTAGTGCCTCCTCTATAGCCAGCTGGTATAACGCTCATATTGGTATTTAATTAGACTACCGGTGTTTCTGGAGTAGCTGGCGATCCTCCAGCTCCGGCTCCTGCAGAAGTTTCTGGTGGAGCTCCACTCGCTTCAGTTCCCCCTGTTGCTGGAGAAGTTTCACTAGTTTCTGTTCCTCCTTCTGATCCAAATTCAGGAATTGCAGAATCCCCTCCTCCACCACCTCCACCTAGAGAAGGAGGAGCTCCTCCTTCTTCAGCTTCTCCTCCAGCTATTTGTTGTTGAGCAGCCAACTGTTCTCTAAAGTTTGGACCCATTTCTACAATTTTTGCTATTTCCCAAGTAAGAGCAGCATCTTTGCGTTGCCATTCTCTATTTTCATGCATTTGATCTGCAGACCAATCAAGATAATGTTTTTGAGCATATGATTTGGATATTGCTTCTGATTGTGTTGCGGTATTGTAATTGTCAAACTTCATTTGAAGCAATTGCTGATTACGCATTGCCATAAAAGAAGTTGGTTCGTTAAATCGTACTTTAATTGCTTGGTCTCTAAGTTTGTATTCCGACCAAAGACCTTTTAGTTTCAAGTGAGTAATAAAAGATTCCTTAATGCCCATTGCAAACTGAGCTTGCAATCTCATTATAAATCTAGCAAATCTCAATTCATCTCTAGTAATTTCAGCTCCGTCTTTAAACGGATCTCCGGGAGTTAGGAATCTTGAAGTCGGAACTTTTAAGCTTTTATAAAGCTTTGCTAAAAAATAATCTAAGTCTTTAATTTCTCCTAAGTTGCTGGATGTCTGCAACGGAGTCACGTCTGTTCCTTTTCCTGATGCATCAACAGGAAACCAATACGAATCCAACATTGATTGAGGATCGTAAATGTTTGTTACTCGACCTTCTGCTCCATTGTAAGTTTTCTTTGACCAATATTTCATCATCAAAGATTTGATGTATGATTCTGCTTTTGGTGCAGGCATATTGCCTGTATATACTTTAAATACGAGTCTTTCCGGAGCTCTTACTAAACGATATATGACGACTGAATCTTCAATTAAAGAAAGCTGCCTATAGGCTCTTTTTGCATTTTCAATAAAAGGTAATTTAAATGTTTTAAACTCATTCCAAAGACCAGAATGAATATAAGAGACTTGAGCCTTTTGCAAAAACATTAATTGTTGTTGATCTTCCGTATTAAGAGAATTTGTTGGGCCAACAATTGGCTTTTGTAAAAGAAATCCTTTTAACAACTCATTTTGAACATTGTGAAATACAGGATTGACTAACTCTGTTGGAATAGAAATCAAACCAATAACACCTAAATGTTCTTTTCCTTCTTTAACCAAATTTTCAAAAAACAATTCTCCTTCAATAAGCATTTGCCTAAACTTTTCCCATCCCGTGTTTTCTAAATCAAAAATTTCTATAAATTTTTGAAATTCTTTTTTCAGTTCATCTTGAATTGTTTTAGAAAAATTTCCTGTTAAATCAAAATCAACAATTTCTCCTTTGTCATTTTTAACAATGCATTCGTCGCAGATCTCATCCAAACAATCAGCCAGTTCAGCATAGGCAGCCATTCTTCTGTAGTCCATTAATCGACGGCCTTTGTCTTTATCTAAAGAAGCATAAACAAATGCTTGATAGTCCTTGTTTACTGAAAACGAACCAGGAGTTCCGGTTGAATAGTTGTCTATGTCAGGCTGAGACAAGAACACCGATTGGTCTTGAAGCATGTCGTCTCGGAGTGATGCTTGTTTCTTAAAGGTATAAAATTTTGGATTATTTTTTACCATTGCATCTACAATTTGATATGCAAATGGCAAACGACTGACAAAAGAACTCAAGAGAGGACTTTGAGGCATTCCTGGAGATTGTCGAGCGTTTGATGCATTTCCGCTCGGAGGCACCCCTCCGTTATTTGTATAAGGTCTGTAGATCACGGTATTATTTATGAGAGTTGTTGTTAATGATCAAATTTAGATTAAACTAATTATGTGTTTGAAATAAAAAAAGGTTCTAAAATTAAACCAACCGAAAAAGGGTTTTATGCGTGGACGAGTTTGTATGCAGGTTCGTTTTTATTATATGTAGAAGAATTACGAGATTACTACAAGTTTGTTTTTTTGCCTGGTCCAAATTACATGAATTTAACTCATGAGACGTTTCAAAGTTGTATAGCTACAAAAACCTTGGAGTACGTGGAAACTGTTCCAGATGACGTTTTTAACGAAACTATAAAACTAACAGAAAAAAGTGTTGCTTTGTCCTCCCCAATATTGGATAGTTCCATTGATGAAAAAAACGCAACATAATAAAACAACTGTAAACATCGACGGCATGGATTTGTATGCTCTTTGTCGTTGGGCCTCACTTAAGGAAGCTATTGATATCGTAGCTGATAAATGCGATGACAGAAAACTCGATTTCAACACTTTTGATATGAAACCTGCAGAACTCTTGCATTACGTTGATTCAATGACTGATGATTTGTATTATAAAGTTATGAATGAAGAAAAAGCATAAATATAAGAAAATGAATAACCTTACAGTACGACTTTTATTAATTTCTTTAGCTGTTACATTTATAATTTCTGCTCTATTTGGGTTTGCTGGCAGCTCAATAATCGGAACTTTTTGGGGTTGGTTTTGGGTATCTCTGTTAGTGCAAGTTATAGTATTCAGTATAACTAATTCATATTTAATACAACGAGATACAGCAATTTTTGAGCAACAAGAATTGGAGGCTTTGGATAAATTTTCTAAGTTTACAGTTAAATTGTCTTGTGCTTATTGCCAACAGTCAAACACGACACCCATTTATCTCAATGAAAGGAACACATTTAAGTGCGAAAGTTGCAATCAAGCCAATGGTGTTTCTATGCAATTTATGGCTACAACGTTGACTAGTCCTATCCAATCAGTGAAGATTCCTATAGAGAATTCGACGGATACAGTTGAATTCAAAGTAACCCAATGAAAAATACACTAAAACAATCAGTCTTATATTACGAGGATCTCTTACAACAAAAAGAATTTAGTTTGGAGGATTGGCGAAAAGCAAAACGAAAACGTTCAGTACGTTTTTTTATAAATTCTACGAAATTTGCAATTAAGACTTTTATTGAAGAGAAATTTTGGCAAACCAAACGCTTCTTGGGTTGTTTGTCTAATAAATAAGATTCATGGTAAATTTTGTTGAATTATGCGAATCTGTTATAAATGAGTTTTTAGCGCGAGAATCTTCATTTTTAATTGAAGCTGAAACTGAACATTTTCCTCGAATAGCTAAAGAGGCAGAAAATGCAAAAAAAGCAAAACTAACCAGCTCAAATCCTGCAGAAAAAGCTGTTGCTGAAAAAAAACTTAAAGAACTTCAAGCCCAATTAATAAAGGCTTTAAATTACGGAACTCGAGACGAATACATGATAAAATCGAATGATGAACTTGAGCCTCTTATTCATGAAATAGCTCACCAACCTGGTCCATTCGATCTTTCAGGCTTAGCTAATTTGAAACCCTCTGTTATTGGAGATTACCTTGAACAAGGTTTTGCAAGAACAAGTCAAGCCAATGGTTTTGATAAATTATTTGCAAGCCTAAAAAGCAAAGGCAAAAACATATTTCAAGCTTTATCTCACAAACGAAAAACAGGAAAATATCAATGAACTCAATTTCTGATTATAATATTTTTAATTCGGTCAATCCCGATACACTAACTCCCAAAGAAAAGAAGCCAATGCCTTTTCCTTTAGAAAATTTTGATCAAGATATCAGCAATGCATACCAATTGCTTGATCGTATTTTAGGAAAAATACAAGCAGCTCAGCAAAACCCAGTTAATGATACTCCTGCTAGAAAACGTAAACTCAAATCTATAAAATATAAAGCCAAAAGTTGCATGCAAATGGTTAGAGAAATATCCACTTCTTGCGCTGATTTGTGGTATTGATTTGTTGATTTATTTTCAAAAAACGGTTAAATGATACGGTATGCAACCAACCATTTATCACGTACGTCCCGATCAAGTAGGAGGAGAAGATCTCCAGGAATTCTTACGTAAACAAATTACAAAGCAATTTGAAGGGAAAGATTATTACATAACTAAGGAGCTGATAGAAGAAAAGCCCACTAATTATTCTAAAACTCCTCGAAAATTAAGAGGATTTATGATTAACGAATCGAACAGTCTGGGCCATGCAATTTGGTTTGATGTAACAGAGTGTTCAGCTGGTATTAATTGGATGGGCCGATGAACACAAACGTTTTTATTGATCGAGCTTCAGCTACTCTTAAAGAAGCAGCGAAGACAATGCACGAACGAGGCTCCCAGTATGCAGATACTTGGGGAGAAGATGGTTGCTGGCACTTAACTCGGTCGATTGTTAAAAAATATACAGACAAAGAATTAAGAGACGAACAAATTAAAGCTATTGCTTTGGCTTCATTTATCGATCAAAAATATTCTAGGTTTGCTGGAGGATATAAACACGATACTGCTATCGATTTAATTCCTTACTTGGGGGCTTTGGCTGAAACGGTTAACCAAGAAAACCGTTCTCATGTCTGAGAAAATTTTTATACAAATAGCTTCTTATCGGGATCCAGAATTAGTTCCAACGATTGAAGATTGTATTGCTAAATCCAAAAATCCACAAAATTTGAGATTTTGCATTGCGTGGCAGCATAGCGATACTGAAAATTTAGACAAATACAAGACAGATCCTAGATTTAAAATTTTAGATATTCCGTATGCTTTATCAAAAGGAGCTTGCTGGGCAAGAAATCTTATTCAACAAAATTATAATGAAGAAGAATATACCCTACAACTTGACAGTCACCATCGTTTTGTAGAGAATTGGGACCAACTATGCATTAACACAATTAAAGAATTGCAGTCTAAAGGACACAAAAAACCCCTATTGACTACCTACGCTCCAAGCTACGATCCTGATAACGATCCGAATGCGCGAATCCAAGTTCCCTGGCAAATGAATTTCGACAGATTTATTCCTGAAGGAGCGGTCTTTTTTTTACCAGCTTCGATACCAAATTATCAGCAATTGACTGATCCAATTCCTGCAAGGTTTTATTCCGCTCATTTTTGTTTTACTCTTGGTCAATTTTGTAAAGAAGTTCCTCATGATCCTGAATATTATTTTCACGGAGAGGAGATCTCAATTGCGGTGAGAGCATACACATGGGGATATGATTTATTCCACCCCCACAAAGTCATTGTGTGGCACGAATACACCCGCAAAAATAGAACTAAGCACTGGGATGACGATAAAAACTGGGGAGAAAAAAATTCAAAAAGCCATTTAAAAAACAGAATATTGTTTAATATGGAAAATGAAAACCAAAACGTCAAATTCAGCATTTACGGATTTGGGGATCAACGAACTTTGCAAGATTATGAAGCATATGCAGGAATTTCTTTCAGCAAGAGAGCGGTACAAAAATATACCGTTGATCACAACACTCCTCCAAATCCTGTATATAAAACAGACAAGGAATTTGAGGATTCTTTTTTAAAAATTTTTAAGCACAGCATTCCAGTTCACAAAAGTGTATTGCCAAAAGCCGAATGTGATTTTTGGGCTGTAATATTAGAAGATGAGACAGGGAATTGTTTGTACAGAAAAGATTTAACCTCTACGGAATGCAAGAGACTTATACAAACAGCTGATGAATTTGTCAATATATGGGTAGAGTTTAATACGGACATTCATCCTCATAAGTGGATTGTATGGCCACACGCTAAAGTTGACGGTTGGTTGGAAAGAATCGAACAATTCATTTGAACAAAATATTCAATCAAATTTGTAGCCAAACATTTCAATTGAATATTTTCCCATTTCTTCTACCATATTTTTTGTATTTAAATTAGTATAATAATCCTGATAACGCCTGTGAGGTCGTTTGGAATGAAAGGCAAATTTTTCTAATTTAATTGGGAAGCAATTTAAATGTTTACATATTCGATCGAAATCATTTTGGAGTTGTTCAAATTTGATAACATCGTTGGCTAAATACTTTTTTCCGTGACATACATATTCTTCGAACGATAGTATATTGTCAAACTGAAACTCTTTGTATTTCAATTTTATGTATTTTTCAAATGTCATTTTTGAAATTTTTTCTGTTGGATCTATTATTCCGTCAAAATAATATCTAGATACAGCTCTGTCCCATGGGTTTCTTATACAAGAAAAGATAAAATATTCGTCAACGTTTTGCCGCATCTTATTTAAAGCGTTAATATGCTCAGATAAGCTGCTGTGTTTATATTCAACAAAAGGAAGATTTAATTTTATAGCACCTGTTGAAAGAAGGCATACTTTTATCGATCCTCTTTCTTGGATTTCTCTGTTGTGTTGTTCTAGATATCTCGTAGGAATTTCCCCTAATGCATATTCTATAGACGTTCCTGCGCATTTTGGAGGATGAGTAAAGATAAATCGTTTGTCTACATTAAACATAAACGCAAACTTATTTATAAAATATGGGCTCGACATGAGCAACTTATATTATAAATAAATAAATGGACGACATTTCTATTGTAATTCACCCAAATAATCTTGCTCATCAATTAGTAAAATCTCCACTAGTTAATTTAGTTAATTCGAGCGAGTTCTTGAATTCAGCAAAAGAGCTATCTGTTTATTTAAAAGAATTGGCTATTGCAGATTTACCAGAAGAGCCGTCTGATTGGGCTTTTACAAACGAATACGAGGAGTTTCGACCAACTGAATATATACAAAATCCCAGACACATACATACGTTG